TCAGCAAGAAAAAGAAGGTACCGAGATCAAAGGTTATCACTTCGTGATTAACATCGAGAAGTCTCGTCATGTTCGTGAAAAGTCGAAGATTCCGATCACTGTTACGTTCGATGGTGGTATTGCTAAATGGTCTGGTTTGATGGAAGTCGCTGAAGAAGGCGGATTCTTGCGTAAACCAAAAGTTGGTTGGTATGAAGCAGTCGATCCTGAAAGCGGTGAAGTACTCTCGGATAAATTGCTTCGTGCAAAAGAGATCGCCGATAACGGTGTATTCTGGAAAATGATGTTTGACAAAACCGGATTTGCAGAGTATATTAAGAACAAATACACTGTTGCAACTCGTACTCTTATCAACGATGACGAGGCGCACGTCGATATTGATGACGAAGATCTTGAAGACTAATAAAGCTATAACTGGTGGCAGCGAATCTGCCACCAGTCCAATTGATATGAGGTATGTATGATCGAACAAACAATCTTAGCAGGTATGATTCATAATGAAGGTTATGTAAGAACGGTCTTGCCTTTCCTGAAAGACGAGTACTTCGAGGATCAAAACGAAAAGTTTATTTACACTACGATTAAGTCGTACATCGATCAATACAACGGATTGCCTACTCTTTCGGCTTTGAAGATTGCAATCGATGCATCGAATTCATTGAATGAAGAACGGTACAAACAAGTCAATACAACTCTTGATTCGTTGACTTACGACGAAAAGACTGACATGACTTGGTTGGTTGATACGACCGAAAAGTTCTGTCAAGACAAAGCGATCTATAACGCAGTTCGTCAATCAATCCTTGTTCTCGATGGTAAGATTAAAGATCTTGATAAAGGTGCAATCCCAGAACTATTGAGTGATGCTCTCGGTGTAAGCTTTGATACAAACGTCGGCCACGACTTTCTTGAGAATGCAGATGAACGCTTTGACTTCTACCATCGAGTAGAAGAGAAGCTTGAGTTTGATCTTGAGTACTTCAACAAGATCACAAAGGGTGGCCTAAGTAAAAAGTCTCTGTCGGTTGCTCTTGCAGGCACTGGTGTTGGTAAGACTTTGTTCATGACTCATTGTGCTGCAGCATCTCTATCTGCTGGTAAGAACGTTCTCTACATCACCATGGAAATGGCTGAAGAACGAATCGCCGAACGCATCGATTCAAATCTTCTTGATGTAACTCTTGACGATCTTCGTCTGCTTCCAAAGCCTATCTACAACTCGAAGATTGAAAAGATAAAGGCAAGAACAGTAGGCAAACTTATCGTGAAGGAATACCCCACGAGTTCTGCAGGTGCAAATCACTTCCGTCACCTGTTGAATGAATTGAAGCTGAAGAAGAACTTCGTGCCCGATGTTATCTTCATCGATTACTTAAACATCTGTATGAGTGCTCGGTTGAAACATGGTGCTAACATGAACTCGTATATGATGATTAAAGCGATTGCAGAAGAGCTTCGTGGTCTTGCAATGGAGTTCAACGTTCCAGTTATGACTGCTACACAAACAACTCGTTCAGGCTATGGTAACTCTGATGTCGAGTTGACCGATACATCAGAATCGTTTGGTCTACCTGCAACTGCCGACTTCATGTTTGCACTTATCTCGACAGAAGATCATGAGAGCCGTGGTCAGCTTCTCGTCAAACAGCTGAAGAACCGTTGGGGTAGTGTTGATAGCCCTAAACGATTCGTTGTCGGTATCGACCGCTCAAAGATGCGCCTGTTTGATGTCGAAGAGTCTGCTCAAGAAGGTATCACTGGTGGGCCAAAACAACAAGATCGACCTATATTTGATGGTTCTTCTATGGTGCAAGACTCAGACTTTCAGCCAGATCATGACTTTGAACCGCAGCGACTAAGCAGCTTTAAGAAAAAGAAACCGAATTTTGGAGGGTTTAACTGATGGGCTACCGCGTAAACGAAAACAACAACTCGTTCGAGATCGTTGAAAAAGGATCCGAATTGGTTGTAGCTCGTAGAAATGATAAGGACGCTGCAACGAAACTTTGTCGTTCGTTGAACTTAGGGTCTGGGTTCGATGGATTCACTCCACCGTTCTTCACCTTGAAGTATCCAGATGATCATGCAAAAGGAAATACCGCTCAAACTTAATTGAGCGGTATTTCACCGTGCACGATACGTGAATGTTGGGCGGAACCCCACCGGCATTCTTGATGCGACCCCAACTGTTCCATCTGTGATTTTGTATGCTATCACACTTGCCTCTACGTTAATTAACGTGATTACACGCACCCATACGATTATTTATACAAAAAGTGCGCTTGGCCTATTGACATTACGAAAAAAATGTTTATATTACTACTATAAGCAGAGCAAAGGTAGAACAAACATGATGACCTTCGAACAGACCGGAACCGTCTTCACCGCCACCAACTCGATCAAACCGGTAATTATCAACAAGAACCATGCCAACCAATTCATGCTCTTTACGCCTGAAGGTCGTCTACTCGACAACTTCACCTCGGTCGGTCCTTTCGTAGACTTCGAAACAGCCAAACGTAATGCAGAATGCAACGTTGGTATGGCAATGAACTGGAGTGACTTCTAATGACTGCTTTAATCATCCCCGTTATCTTTTTAATTGTAATCGTGTTTGGCCTTCTTTGAGGAAACGAACTAATGGTCAATGTTTATCCAATCACTGGCAAAGTATGGTACCGCGAAAGCACAGATGAATGGGTGCTGGAGCTTGAAGGTTCTATCAACGATACTCACTTCATTAGTCGCCACACTGAACCTGGTAGCACTGCTCCAGAAGATGTTGCAGGACTACCTTCGCTGTATAAAGAGGAAACGAACTAATGACTGACGAAGAACTGATTGAACAATCAAATTTAGTAGTAGCTGCACATCGGCAAGGATATGATCAGGCTCGAGCAGCTTCCTCTGAGTTGCGTAGAGCTATGGCCGAACGCATCATGGAACACGAAGCCAAGCTGGCAAAGGCGGTGTCGGCGTTGGAGGAGATTGCGGGCAATGGTAATGCTGCTGGTCGGAACCCCCAGTTAATGGCCGATAAAGCCCGCACCACTCTCGCAGAAATCAAAGGAGAATAAAATGGATCTTACTATCGAAGAATATCTAGAATTCGTTCGTCATCTACTCGAACAAGCAGAAGAAGACAAATTCTTTCTAGGAGAATAACTTGATTAAGATTCAAGGAAAGCTTCCTAGAGACATTAACGTCGCCTGTTCCGGTGGTGTTGATTCTATGGCCGTCGTAGACTTTCTTCTTCGGAACCATAATGTAAACATTTTGTTTTTTGACCACGACACCGAAACTTCGAGTGTAGCTCTTGACTTTCTTAAGAAATATATCAGAACAAAGAATAGCGAATTTAGGCTAGACTATTCGTATGGTACTACTCTTACGATTGAAGTTGGAAACATTTCGCGCATCAAAAGGAAAGATGAGTCTCAAGAAGAATTCTGGCGAAACGAGAGATACAGTTTCTTTCATGAAAATGATAAACCGGTTGTAACGTGCCATCACCTTGACGACTGTGTTGAGACTTGGATCTGGTCAAGCCTTCATGGCGAAGGTAAGATCATTCCATATTCGAACCAAAATGTAATTCGCCCGTTTCTGCTCAACAGAAAGGCAGAGTTCGTAAACTGGTGCAGGAGTCATTCCGTTCCTTGGGTAGAGGATACATCAAACGAAGACACTCGCTACATGCGAAACTTTATTCGCCACGAGATCCTACAAAAGGCTCTAGTCGTAAATCCCGGGTTGCATAAAGTTATTGCGAAAAAGGTTTCTGCTGATGCTTCTTTATAAATAGTTGTGAATCTCTCATATGTGATTGCGGATCTATTGCAATATTATATGAATACAAAGATAGGAATCTATTATGAATGTAGAACATTTTTACGAAATAAATGATAGTTTAATTGGTTTAAGCGACCAAGTAAAAAACAGCGTCATTGAACTTGGTTTTTCTATCCGAGAAAGCGGAGAAAGCATATGCTTAGTTTTAAATTCCTTTGACGCTTTTTCAACACTCGTCGAAAAAGTTCCAGAAAAAATACACAACGATTACTTAGAAAAAAAATCTACTAAATTTTATGTAGAACTTGAAAGTTTAAATACTGATAAAGTTAGGTTATACACCAACTATTTGGGTGGGGGTATAGACCTCATGGGTTATTATTCAAATGATGGTGTCATATACGAGACAAAAGTTTATCGTTTCGTAGATAGAAATACGTCAAATATAGAAAGATACGATTCCGATTTAAATTTAATTGACAATAGAGAGTTTGATAATCTAGTAGACTTAGATGAATGGACTGGTTCTAGAAAAATAATAGATATATCAATTGAAAACAATTATTCTGTCAGCTGTATAAAGAAGACTCCTAAGAATCAGGTATATCTTTTAGTACGTGATCATAAGGTGATAAGATGACAATTAAACCTAGCGGAAGTCCATTAAGTTTATCAGAAATATTAGCAGAATTTGGCGGTACAAATCCAACTTCTTTGAGCGAATATTATGGCGCAGCGGGCGGAATACCAACTAGCGGTAGAATATCCGTTAGCGACTTTTACGGTAAAACTTCCGTTGTACTTGAAAGAATCACATCTTCTAGAACAGGGTGGAGACCTGCAAGAAATGCAAGGTTTATTCATATATTTGTAGTTGGCGCTGGTGGTTCTGGCGGTATGGGTTGGCCAGCAAGAAACGTTGGTACTTATGGTAACACCGACGGTGTAGCTGGGGGTGGTGGCGGAGGCGCTGGTGGTGTAGCATACAGCGTCATAGCAGGTGGAACTTCAGGTTCCGCCAATATTACTATTGGGAATGGCGGCGCTGGAGTCGGTGTGACAGCTGAGCAAAGAGCTATAAGTGGAAATTCTGGAAGCGGGTCTAGCTTTGTGGGACTGGGCTTGAATATGTCTGCTGGAGGTGGTGGTGGTGGAGTTGGCTCTCAATCAACATCGGGCGGGGGTTCTGGAACTTCTGGGGCTGGTGGTGCCGGTGGATCCGCGTCTGGCGGTAATACTGCAAATCTTGCAGGTGGCGCTGGCGGAGCATTTAGCGTAAGTGGAAGCAACCCACGTACATCTGCGGCTGGTGGTGGTGCACCAAGATTTTTAAGTTCTAATGCCGGTACAGCTGCAAGTTCCACGACAGACTCGACTACAGCTGGTATTAAAGTTTCAGGATATGGTGCGTATCCTGCAATTGCGACTTATGCAAGCAATAGGTCCCAACCATTCATAGGACCGTCTATTCTTAGTTTTGATGCGTCTAATGGAAACAGAAGCGGTGCTTCGGGATCTCCTACATATGGAGCTGGAAGCGGAGGAGTAGCAACCGAAAGCGCAGTGAAATCTGGCAGAGGCGGCAACGGAGTTGTTATAATAGTATACGAAGTATAAATAGTTTACTTTATTAACAATATAAAAACTTTAAAACCACATCATATTTCTATTTACATCTGTAGAGAATCAGTTTATACTGTATTTACGATGTGAACGAAGCAATACATAGGATCGTTACAGCATCTCACCGCTCAGTAGAGCATTTGACTTGTAATCAAACCTAGGCCGCAAGGCGCGATCCTGACAATTAAACTATTGAAACCATAGGTTGGTTTCAGCAACTAACAACCGGGAATGGTTCCCAATTTGTCTTGAAAAACAAACTTAACGGTTCGAATCCGTAAATCCAACCTGAAAGGAATACACTATGTCTTTTGTAAACGCTGTTAAGAAGGCTCAGGCTAAAGCTCCTGCTCGTACTGCAAACGGTATGAAGGCACGTGCCACTTCTAAGTCTCCTGTTCTCGATCTGTTCGGTCTAATCGGTTCCGCTCGTGGTACTGATATCACCAAGCAGTTTGTTGCATCTCTGGTTGAAAACCAGGATCTGACTCTTCGCATGCTCCTCTGGGCACGTGATATTCGTGGTGGTGCTGGTGAACGCGCTACCTTCCGTAACCTGCTCTCTGCGCTAGAGGCTACCGACCCAACTCTAGCTGGTAAGCTTATGTCCAAGGTTCCTGAACTGGGACGTTGGGATGACCTGTTCACCTACAAGGATCCAACCAACCGTCAGAAGGCGTTTGCATTCATTCGTGAAGCACTCGCTAACAAGGATGGTCTCTGCGCTAAGTGGATGCCTCGTAAAGGTCCGATCGCTGTTGAACTGACTCGCTTCCTTGAAGTGTCTCCGAAACAGTATCGTAAGCTACTTGTTGGTCTGACCAACGTTGTTGAAAGCAAGATGTGCGCTAAGGAATGGGAAGCAATCAACTTCTCGCATGTTCCTTCTCTTGCATCTGCTCGTTACCAGAAGGCTTTTGGCCGTAACGCAAAGGACGCATACTCTGCTTACATTGCGGAACTGAAGAAGCCGGTTGAACAGCGTGACCCTAATGTCAAGATCAACGCGGGAGCAGTTTACCCTTACGATATCGTTAAATCGGTTGTAAAGGGTAATGCAGCTGTTGCAGACGAACAGTGGAAGGCTCTGCCTAACTTTATCGGTGATGCTCGTATCATGCCAATGGTCGACGTTTCGGGTTCTATGGGTAGCCTTGGTTACTCTTATGGTTCGCAACTGTCTCCTATCGACATTGCAGTTTCGCTCGGTCTTTACTGTGCAGACAAGAACACTGGAGATTTTAAGGACCTGTTCCTGACCTTCTCTGGTAAGCCTAAGATGGAACACCTCAAAGGTACTCTGTCTCAGAAGATGAAGCAGATGGCAAAAGCCCACTGGGAAATGAACACCAATCTGCATGCTGCATTTGACGAGATTCTCAAGATCGCTGTCAATGGTAAGGTTGCAGAGAAGGACATGCCTCAGATGCTGCTTATTCTTTCGGACATGCAGTTTGACCAGTGCACTCGCTACGATGATTCTGCTATGCAGATGATCAAGCGTAAATATGAGGCTGCTGGTTATAATGTACCGAAGATTGTCTTCTGGAACGTGTCTATGGTTGGTAAGGAGAACGGTAACACTCCAGTCAAGTTCGACGAACGTGGTACTGCTCATATCTCTGGCTTCTCGCCCGCGATCATGAAGAGCGTTCTTGCGAACGACCTTGAAGACTTCACTCCATACAATGTTATGGTGAAGGCTCTTATGAACGATCGCTACGCCTACTAGTTGGTTAGGCCTTCGGGCCTAACTTTAACACTATGGAGTATTTCATGAATTTTTATGCCGATATAGATACCGATCTAGAAACGTTGCTTCATGAAGTTTCAAGATTGCATGTGCATCTTGGGCGAATAAGTGGCGAGAATATTTCTACTCGCGGATGGAAATATAATGAATTAGTTAGTGGTGTATTACAACTACAAGCATCCGAAGATCTATTTGTGAGAATGCACAGATGCTTGGACGTTCTATTTGATACACTAGATGGTATTACAGAAATAGGACCAAACGCAGTAAAATATTTACACTGTCTCAAGTGACAATCTTTGGATCATTACAGCAACAAATAGCTATGCATGGAAGCACGTGTTTGTGGTGTTCGAGTCCCACCGCCCCGACCATAACTACTGACGGGGTGTAGGCAAATGGTAAAGCCGCGTTCAGCAAAAAGTTGATCCAGTATAATAATCTATAAAGAATTTAG